GAATGAGCTTGTGTTTCTTGTAATTGCAACTGAATTTCTTGTGGAATTTGTTGACTTGCAAGTTGTGCTGATAAAAACTGTAAATGTTGCATACAATGACTAATTATAATTGATTGTATCTGTGGGTTATCTTTAACAACTTGTGTCAAAAACAAACTTTTATGTGTTTCTAAATGTGCTTCATGATTTTGTCCTTCAAAAGCCTGTGCTGGCATACCTAACATTAAACTGCTGTTTTCTGAACCAGCATCAATAGGCTGAGGTGTCATGTCAGGTGGTGGTGGTATCAATGATTCTACATTGTCTATACCTAATGCAGAGTACATCCTTCTGTAAGCCTCATACATGCCTTGTTGTCCATGTATTTCAGGATTTGAAAGCACCATTTGTAATAATTCTTGTGCTAATGTAACTCTTTGGCTTTGTGAGAATATGTTTGGGTCAGATACAGGCACTATGTCTATTCTGCCATCAAAATCTTGTTGTTTTATTTCATTTGGTGCTGTGCCATTTGTGAAAGGATAAGAAGGTGGTAAATATTCTGCAAAAACTCTAGCAAGTAAATCAAATTCTATTTTTTGAGCATAATGTAGTCTTTTATGTATAGCACTCATAACTTTAGTGCCTCTTTCAAGTAAAGCTACTGTAGTGCCTACTGGCATTGCTTGGTTCATATCACCAACATTCATGTCAGCTATAGCAGCGAATCTTTTTCCTGAATCAACCAACAATCCAAGTAATTGCATAAGCACATTGCTTGGTTCTTTGACTGGTAAAGGTATAAGATTTTCTCTAAGAGAGCCACCTGTGGTGTCTATATCTCTAAATTCACCGGGTTGTAAAGGCTCATCTTCATCTCTTATTCTCATGCCTCTAGCTTTAAAACCAGCTGGTAAATTAGCTAAAGTTCCAGCATCTATCAACTGTCTAAGTATTGATGTTGAGGCTTTAGACAATCCACCAATCATGTGTGATAGACCTAAACCATAGAATCCAAGACCCGGTAAAAACTTGTATTGAACAAAATAATTAATTTTGTTTTTAAGAGGGTCTTGTTCTAAATAATTTCTTCTTATAGCTAGTACAGTTTCTGTATCTTCATCTATTGTAATTATGTAAGGCAATTTTAAACCTGTAGGCATACCATTTGCATCTAAGTCTTCAAAACCTTCTATGTCTAAAACAGTGTGTATCTCATATATGGTTCTGTTTCTGTCTTCTTTGTAGCTTGGTGCAATGCCTTGTATGTCATCAATAGTTTCTTCTATATCAGTATTATCTTCTGTATAACTATTTTCAGGTATTTCAACATTTGCATAAAAACCTGTAATTTGTTGTTTTTTAACTTCATTGAGAGACATGCTTATAGCATGTGTAATTCTTTCTGCTGATGACATGTCACTTGCTTCATAAGGAACTATTAAATCTTCTGGTGGTATAAACTTAGACACAGCTTTGTTTGTAACAAAATCAAAATACACTTTTTTGAAAGCAGAACCAGCTAATGGTAAATAAAACAACAACATATCTAGTTCTGGGTCATATTCTTTCATTACATTCATAATGTAATAGTTCATGAACTCTTGTACTCTTTCAGCTTGATTTTCTGTTTCTATAGTTCTAGCTCCAACAATTTCTGTTTTTACTGGTCCTTTTGCTGGTAACATCTCCTTGTAAGCCTGAGCTTGGAACTGAGTTACTGCTTCTGCCAATATTGGGTGAATAACACCTGAGCTACCTTCAAAGGGTTGTGACCTAGAATCATCAAATTTCATGCCTAAATACTCAAGACCTTCTTTGTAAGTTTTTTCCCACTCACTTCTTGATTGTTTATCACTTTGAATAGAGCTCATTAAATCTGATGCTAACTTTTGCAAAACATCTTCTGCTATAAACTCAACTAAGTTGGAATTAAAATCCATTTGTGGCATTGGCTCTTCTGTAAGCTCATCACCCACCAAAACCTCATTTTCACTTACTAAAATTTGAGCTGCATCTGAAATAAGCTCTTCTCTTGTTGGTTCTTGTACAACTGTAACAGCTGAACCTTGCTCCATAACATCAGGGTCATTTTCAGTTCCTAACATTTTATCTACTGCCATAACCTTTAGTGTAGCACTCTTAGGCTTGATAAGTCATCAATAGATGTAAAATCTTCTACTTCACTTTCTATTTCTAAACCATTAGCTTCAGCCATCAAAGTAGCTTCTTCTGTGTTGTTTGCAAAAATGACTGGTCCTTCATACTCAACACCATCAAAAATAAATGTTGTAAAAAAAATTTTCATCAATAATAAACTGTTCTATTTTTTGACATAAATCTTGCCTCTTCTTGGTAGTCCTCTTTCAAAGACAAAAAACCACCTTGTCTAAATCTCATTAATGCCATAGTTGTACTATCACAAAAGTCATCATTATCTCCAAATGGAAATGCTGCTAATTCTTCTCTTACTTCATCTGCAAAGTCTTCATCCGGAGCCCACACCATGCCTGATTCAAATATTGGAGCTACACTATTCATTCTTGCTATTTTATCTTGTCCTCTGCTGGGTGAATAAGCTGTGACTGGTATGCCCATTCTTCTAAGCTCTTGTGTAAGTGGTGTTCCAGATGCTTTAGCTTCAATAAGCACACAATCCGGTTCCCAATACTTATATTCATCAAAGGCTATTCTTTTGAGCTCAGGAAAATCAACTCTATATCTTTTTGCATCTAATAAAATAATCTGTTCAACACCATCAATATTTTCAAAAATAGCCCATGTGGTTATGGCTGAATAGTCAGCAGTTTCTTTTTTAGAAAAAGCAGTATCATAGCTTTGTATTACATAACTATAGTCTGGAATATCATCATGTTTCCATTGTTGCCACCACTCTCTTTTAACTATAGAGCCTTCTTCTGCTGTTGGATTTTGCATCCATTGTGCGTTCCATTTAGATATTGGTAAAGATGCTTTTACTGATAAAAGTTCTTCTTTTTTCCAATATTCACCCCACAGTGGGTTTTCTGTATCTGGCAAAATGGCTGGAAACTCTACTATTTCCCACTGGTCAGCATTATCATCACCTTGTTTTTTTAAAACCTTACCAACCAAGTCTTTGGTACTCCACCTAGTCATAACTATAACTATAGTGCCACCGGGCTGAAGTCTTTGTCTTGGTCCTGATGTGTACCACTCATAAGCTGATTCTAAAGATTTTGGAGACAAAGCATCTTGTTCTGAATGTGGGTCATCAATAATCAACAAATCAGCACCACGACCTGTTATAGCTCCACCCACACCAGCATAGAAAGACTCACCTTCTTGGTTTGTTGTCCATCTGCCAGCACTTTTGTTGTCTGCTTGTAGGCTTAAATTAGGAAAGATAGTTTTAAAATCATCACTGTCTATAAGATTTCTTACTTTTCTACCAAATCGTACAGCTAATTCTGCTGTGTGCGTACACTGTATTATTTTCAAAGCACCATTTAAACCCATCATCCATGCTGGAAAGTAAGTTGATGCAAATTCTGATTTAGAATGTCTTGGAGGCAAACAAACAATTAGACGTTTCAATTTGCCTTGTGCAATTCTATTAAATTTGTCTGCAATTATTCTGTGATGTCTGCCTTCTATAAAATCATCACCCCACATGTGTTTTACAAAACCCATGAAGTCATTTTGACAAACATCTTGTTTGTCTAGTTGGTCATAGCGAGCCAACAGAGCTGTTGCTTCTGCTTTGTCTTGTTCAGACAAAATATCAAAATCTTTTAAAGATACATCTTCCATGTCTTAGTCAGGCTGAGTAACTAGGTAGTGACATAGTAGCTACTCAACCCTAAACACAAAGTGTCTATGGTTAGTATAGAGTATTTATCTAAGTAGCTAAACCTCATGCCATTCTTTACCTTGAAAAAGTAATGCTTCTGCCTCTCTACGCCTTATTAAACCAGTCAATACTTCACCATTAGCCTTGTTCCATCTTTTAATTTGTTGTGGAACTTCATCATATTTGCCTTCATTTAAAACTTTAAGAAGCGTAGAACTGCCAAAATTTGATGGTCCTAAATTGTAAACCCATGCACAAAGAGCATCATATTGACTTTGATTGAGCTCTACCTCAACCATGTCATCTACATAACTTTCATACTCAATCATTTCTTCTTCTAACAAGTGATTGGCTTCATCTTTGTTTATTCTGTCACCTTCTTTGACATCTTTTGTGTGTCCATAACCTATTGTCCAAACACCAGCTGGGCACTTGTATGCCTCAAGCTCACAGCCTTCAAAAAATTTAATTAGTGCCAGTCCTTCTTGTGATATTTGCATTTTATTATCCCCATATTTTTGTTTTTTTGCCGCCTTGATATTCAACAGCATGTCCTTCAGATATAAGCTTTTGGCAAATATCCTCACCATTTTCTGTATAAGGTATTCCAAGAATCCTACCATATTTGCCTTTACCAAGTGATTTAACTTTAAAAGTACCAACACAAAGTTCTTTAAGTCTTTCTTTTGCCTTTAGTCCAAGTGCCTTTTCAGCTAAATTTCTAGTACGGCTTTCTGGAGTGTCAATGCCAGCTAAGCGTACTCTTTGTTTGTGTAATTTTACATCAAAGCCTAAGTCCAAAATACAATCAAATGTGTCTCCATCTACTATACGGTCTAATGTAGCTCTGTAAAT